GTGCCGATGGTGCTCTGCACGCGAGAGCCTTTGTATTCTGATTCCAAGTTTTGTGGCGCCACAATGGGTGAGTGTGGATTTTGCCGGCTGTTTTTGTGGAAACATTGGATTACCGGAGACAGGTAATTGAGAGACAACACAGGTAGCAGAGTTCATGGTATGCGTATATCTAGTTATTGGTAGGTGGGCTGAGGCAGTAAACAATAGCTGGGAGCAAATCAGCTAGAGCAGCATGCCAAGCATCGGTAGGTATTTGGAAGCCATGTCCCAAGCACCACCGAGGGCCTTGCCGATATCCATCGCCCCGGACATCCATCCATCAACTGACTTAGTCGCCGCAGCGATAGTTCCAGCGAAGTTTGGGTTGGCCCGAGCGGCGGGATCGGCATCGGACACCGCCTGCGTCACGAAGTTGCCTTGTGCAGCATGTGTCGTAAGACGGTTCAGCGCGCCAGGTAGAATCGTTGGTGCGACCTCAGTAATCGAAGGTGTGACGATGTGGTAGTCGCCGGTATCCCACTTCGATACGGGTGGAGTGTCGTCGTTAGACTCCACGATAGCGATCACATCAATGAGAAAAGTGGACTTGACGTTAGGTGTGATATGGGCGTAAATCTCCGAATTAAAGTTAGTCGGGTCGCCATTCATGCTTTTCTTATAATCCAGGTCCCAGGCGGTCTTCGGAACGTAATTCATCTGGTACGTGTCTTTCATTACAAACTTTGTCTCAACCTCTTCACCGTCGTACGTCTGCCGCGTCTCAGTGCATCGCAAGCCAGCGTCGTCTCGCCGGCCCATGCGCGTCACGCGGAAGGAGGCCGCAACAAGGCGGCCGTGATCGTACTGTGTTGAGGTACCAAGGACGGTAGTAGTCAAGTTGTTATTAATACTGTAGGTGAAGGATAGGTTACCAGTATTGCTAAAACTTATACAGATACCAATCCCGTTATCGCCCATCGCCATAGCGACGCTGCGGTACGTCCGATCCCCATTGAGAGGAATCGGGACCGTGGTCGCCGTGGCGCGGAACATCTTAGTGGCCTTGAACGTAGGGAGGCCGGCATTGCCGTAGGGGATACCAACGGCGAAGGGCGCTCCGAAAGGGTCTGCAAGAGCCGCCGCGTACAGGATCGCGTCCGAAGTGCCAGGCGCAGCAAGCGCTTTAACAACACCATTAATGGGTGAGTTGCGCACATTACTGCGGCCAGCCATCTGCTTGGCTGGTCCTTTGCGGGTCTTAACCGCTTGAGCATTCTTTTTCTTGGGAAGATTCTTGATCTTAACAGGCATTTTGGAGTAATCGGGTGTTTTCGAGAACTCGATGCCCCCGACGGTACCACGGGGGCTGCTAGTTTTTAGGGGTCCTTTGACCTTGCGACCAATCGTCTTGACTTCTTGGATACGTGCCCTGATCTTTTAGCGGGCGTATTTTGGAGTGCTCTGTCCTTCCGCGACCCTGGCGTGATTGCGGTAGGAGCTGCACCAGCATCGGCGATCTGTCGGGTTGTTCCCTTAGCGTCTTTGGCGGTCTCTGTCAGCTTTTGGCTGATGGCCCCGCTCGCACTATGGTTTGTGCCCG